CTGCGGACGAGAAACACCCACTCGCCATCCTTCCACTCGTCCAGATAATACCAGAGCGGTTCCATGCAGCGGATGTAGGTGATCGCACCTGCCAATGTGTTGAACCGGCGAGGCCACCGCGCTTGCAGATGCACCCGATACATCAGGTGTTCCTCAAGATGTGGATTTGCGTGGCGGTCCACTTGCTTTCGAGCCAGTCCGCGTGCTTCTCCGCCTCCTCGAACGTATCGAACGGGGCGATGATCCACTTCGGACCAACCCGGAAAATCACGAGATACCCGCCTTCGACATCGAAGGAGATGTTGCTGATCGGAATCTTCACGGCCATCAGTCCATCACATCCAACTTGTAGCCGTCCGAGACGGCAGCTTCCACGACGCCGACGAACCAGTCCTCGTTCTCGACCCGGCATCCATTCTTCTCGGCGGCTTCGATCTTCTTCGCGCCGACATTCTCACCGGCGACGAGAACCGTGGTCGATTTCTGAGCGGACTTGGCGATCTTCGCACCAAGCTCCTCGGCGATAAGCTGCGCCTGATCGCGGCTCCAGCGCGACATGCTACCGGTGAAGCAGACGACCTCGCCGGCCAGCGGCTGGGGGCCATCGCTGTTCTGCGGCATATCGGCGATTTCGCACGCGAGGCGCAGTTTGTAAGCCTCCTCGTAATTCGCCTTGTTCTCGAAATGGTCCGCGAGCGATGCCAGCACGACCGGGCCGATCCCATCGACATGCCCGATCTTGCGGACGAACAGACGCGGGTTGAGGATGCAGGCGAAGAACTCATCGACCGTGATGAGCGTCTTGGCGATGTCGCGTGATGTGGACTGACCGACGTTGCGGATGCCGAGGGCATAGATGAACTTGTCCAGCGACACCTTACGGGCCTTACGGATCGCCGCCATCAGCTTCTTGACGCTCGACTTTCCGTAGCCGTTCCAGTTCTCCATCACCTCCGAGAACGGCATATCCTCCATGGCGACTTCATCCGCGCCGTAGAAATCGTAGAGGTAGGCGTCCGGGAGGCCCATGATGTCAGACGCCTTGAGGGACGTGATGAACATCGTCAGATCGTGAATCTGACTCGGCCCGAGGCCGTCGATATTCATGGCGTCGCGGCTAACGAAATGTTCGAGATAGCCGAGGCGTTGCGGTGGACAGGAAAAGCCGGCGATGCAGCGCGACACGGCCTCGCCTTCGGGGCGCACGAGCGCGCCGCCGCAGGCCGGGCATGAGGTGGGGAACACGATCTCGATTCCGTCATCGAGTTCAACACCGTCAGGATGCCCGACGATCTGCGGGATCACGTCACCGGCACGCTGGATGACGACGGGGTCACCGATCTCGATGCCGAGGCGCTTGATCTCGTCTTCATTGTGCAGGGTGGCCGAGGACACCATGACGCCGCCGACGTTGACCGGCTCCAGCACAGCTACCGGTGTGACTGCGCCGGTGCGGCCGACCTGAAACTCGACGTTCAGGAGGGTCGTCACCTTGCGCTCGGCCGGGAACTTGTAGGCGGTCGCCCAGCGCGGGGCGCGACTGGTCGAACCCATCGCCTTGCGGGCGGCGCGGCTGTTCAGCTTCCAGACGATGCCGTCGATGTCATAGGGCAGGTGCGGACGCTGCTCGGAATATTTGGTGATCTGCTGCTCGATCGCCTTGCCATCGGGCATGATGGCGAAGCGCGGCACGACCTCGAAGCCCAAGGACTCGACATAGTCGAGAACGTCGGTGTCATCGTCGATGTCGGTGAAGGTCTCGTCCGAGACACCGAAGGCCATGAAGTGAATCTGGCGACGACGGGTGACCTTGGGGTCCTTCTGGCGCAGCGCGCCGGCCGCCGCGTTGCGGCAGTTGGCCAGCTTCTTGTCGCCCTTGGCGGCGGTGCCCATCTCGACGTTGGTGTTGTGCGTTTCGAGCGCTGCGTGGGTCATGTAGACCTCGCCGCGAATCTCGATCAGGTCGTCCTGACCTTCCTCATAGAAGATCGTCGTGGGCAGGCCCACGATCTCGCGGGCGGTGTGCGTCACGTCCTCGCCGATCGCGCCGTCGCCGCGTGTGACGGCCATCGCAAGCTCACCCTTCTTGTAGGTGAGCGAGAGGCTGAGGCCGTCCATCTTGAGTTCGCCAAGGATCGGCTCGCCGTCTGCATTCTTGGCCGCCCACTCGGACACGTCGGCCGGGGAGAAGCTGTTGTCCAAGCTCTCCATGCGCTGGCGATGGGTGACCTTGGTGAAGGCGTCCGACGCCGCGCCGCTGACCTTCTGGGTCGGGCTGTCCGGCTTGATCAGTTCGGGGTGTGCCTCTTCGAGGGCGCGAACCTTCTTGCGGATCGCGTCATATTCCTCGTCCGTCAGGAACGGGTCGTCATGCTCGTAATAGGCAATGTCGGCCTCGGCCATCTCACGCAGGAGGACGAAATGTTCGTCGCGGTAATCCATGCTGTCTCCAGAATCAAAATGTCCCGCCATGACTAGCATGACGGGACATTGTGTCAAGTAAGAATGTCGGTGTGTTAAACGAGCTTGTCCATGTTCTCGTTCGGCAGCATCTTGCGATACTGGATGTAGCCGGGGAGGTTACCATGCAGTTCCGGCTTCATCCACATGCCGCGCTGGTTGACGCGGGAGTCGGGCGTTGCCTGATGCTCAGCCGGGCTGGCGTGGATCGGCTGGTCAACCAGCAAGGAGTCGTGCAGAGCGATGTCCTTGTCCAGCACCGTGGCGGTGCCATCGTGGTTGTTGTAGCTGGTCCGGGCGCAGCGGGCGGCCGATACCTTGATCGCATTGCTGACGCCCAGCACGGCCAGTTCTTCGTCGCTGATGTAGGGGAGGTGCCATTCGCCCAGACCCAGCGCCTTGGGCGTGCTGGCGTCGAAGGCTTCCTTCATCTGGGCGGCGAGAGCGGCGATCGTCGGGTCGGCGGCCGGGTGATCCCGCAGGCCGAACCAGTTGTCCCAATAGACGCTGGTGACGACGACCTTGATGTGGGCGTAGGGTTCGGTGATGCGGTTGACCGCCTGCTTGTGGATGCCCAGCATGTCCATCTGCTCGGCCCAGAAGATCGAGGCTTCCATGGCGTTGAGCCAGATTTCCTGAGCCTGCAAGGCCACGTCCTGCGGGGCGACGACATAGCCCTGCATACCGCGCTGGTTCATGCGCCACGACGCCGGCAGGGCCGGGTGGTCACGGATCATCTGGATCGCACGCTTGGTCGGGATGGCGCGGCTGGAGGAGGCGTTGCGGCTGAACACCCGGTGGGTCATCAGTTCGCTATGGATGAATCGCGGGTAGACCAATTCCATGGTCGTCAGGCGCACGCCTTCCGGCGAGATCGAGTCCTTGAGAATCTTGGCGGACAGGAGAGGGGAGAGGAGGGTCGTCGGGATCATGTCGGGGATCAGTCCTTCTTGGCTTTCTTGTTCATTTCGGTGACCACCTCATTGAAGACCTCGACCTTCATTCGGGCACGGGCGAGCTTCTGGCGGCAGTCTTCCCCGGCTTCGTCAATATCGACGATCCGGTCGTTGACCTGTTCAACGGTGGCGGTGGCCGGCAACTGCCCACGGGGGCGGTTGAGGCATTCGAGTTCAGCCGACTGGAACTGAGGTGTCAGGAACCCCAGCCGGCTGGTCCCGGAGGGATTGCAGGCGGTCAAGCTCATTGAGAGTATCAATGATAAGGCGAGGGGCTTGAGCGTTGCGCTCATCGGCTGGCGCGGCTGCTGCTTGGTTGCGGACATTGGTGTAATCCTTGATCGTCTGCTCGCGCTTGATGATGTATTGCGTCTCGATCGGAGCGGTGCGCGCCTCCACCTCCTCCTTGGCCTCATGCGACTGGATCGTCGCAGCGGTGTCGGCTCCCTTCACCGCCGTCGCGACCGCCTCGTCCTTGCTCTGGTCGAGATACCAGTAGGTTCCGCCTGCCACTGAGATCAGCAGCAGGACGGCCCAGAACCATTTCGAGGAGAAGAAGCTCTTGAGCTTCGCGCCGAGAGAGACGGCGGTGATCGGGTCCATGGCTTACCCCTTCTTGAGGTATTGGTCGGAGAGGTAGCCCTGCTGGCCCGGTGCGTATTCCACGAGGCTCCAGACGCCCAAGTCCTCGATCACGACCACCTCCGATCCGCCGCTCAGCACCGCCAAGACCATCGCGTCCGAGCGCGGGGACTGGCGGACATTGAGCTTGGGGACGTTCACGAGGAAGCGGCTGACGGCCGGCTTTGCACCGTCCGAGCGATCGTCCGAGGCGGCGTTGATGACCGCCTTGAAACGGCCCATCGGGAACGCTGGACCGGGGTCGGTCTTCCACTGCCGGGTGTCCACATCTTCGTGGCCGGCGATGAGGGTGAGGCCGTAGGCTTCCTTGATGGCCTCCAACGCAGCGAGGCCGGCTTCGATCTGGGCATCGGTGTAGCCCGGCCAGATGAAGGTGCCGCCGCCGATCTTCTTGTTGGCGGCCCGGACCGACAGGTCATACAGGGCGAGGCGCGCGGCAGGGACGGCGCTCTTGCCTTCCCAATCCATGATGGTCTTGCCGTCCTTGCCGATGCGGAAGTAGCCCGGATTCACGAACTCGAAGCCGATGGTGAAATTGTTGCAGCCGCTGCGGCCGGCCAGCTTCGACGGCCCGGCGTGCCATGCGATACGGTTGAACGGGACAAGCTGGGTGATAGTGCCATCGGTGTCGATGACCAGATGCGCCGACACCTTGGCCGCCGGATTACACAGGGTCTTGATGGCGCTGTCCGCCGTGTAGCCGGCGGTGTAGTGCATGATCGCCCCGGTCGGAGTCATGAAGCCGGAGACGTTCGGCGAACGCACGACTTCAACCCCTTCGAGGAGGTGGTTGACAACTTTCATTGATTTTCCTTGTGTTAGGCCGGGAGGACCTTGACCGTCGCGATCAGGCCCTTGGCTCCCGTGCCGGCGGCGTCGATGTCGAACAGGATGATGTCGCCCTTGGTCAGAGCGGTCGTGCCGAGCGCGGCGAGCGTCCCGGTAAGGTTGGTGGTTTCGGTCGCGTCGATCGACGGGTTGGTGGTGAAGAGATCGACACCGCCCAGCCGGGCAGCGACAGTGACCGCGCCCACGGACGATACCGCTCCGGCGAGCGCCGTGAAGACCTCGACCAGCGTGCAGTCATAGGGAACCACCCACGCCGCTTTGCCGTCGCCTGTCGTCAGGTCCGTGACCATGGCCGAGAGGTTGATCTGGTAGGGGTAGGAAGTCAGGGAAGGGACGGACAGACCATTGACCGTGAAGGTCGTCGGAGCGCCAGCGACATCCCACTCGGCCGTCCGCTGCCCCAGCGCGATCCAGTTACCATCGACATAGGCTTCGATGATGAACTGCGTCGGGGAGAAGCCGGGGAAGCCGTTGATGGGCCACAGGCGAACGGAGCGGACCACTTCGGGATCGTCGAACGTATATTCGACCCACGAGTCAGCGACGTTACCTTCTTCGGAATACCATCCCATCCCTTCGGCCGTGTCGCCGTCGAACGCATAGGCAGGCTCCCGGCCGGTGTCGTAGCTCGACGAGGAGGCGACGCCGGTTCCGGTCAGGTTGATCCCATCCACGTCGCGGAAGGCGATCTCGCCCCAACCGATCTTGGTTTCGGTGCCGCCCACGATCGTGCGGACGCGCCAGCGGGTCGAGGATGCGTAGGTGACCACCTCGGCGGCCGGTGGGTCGATGAATTCGAGCGCGTCTTCGTCACCGTTGACCGCGACCAGCTTACCGCCCGATCCGGCGAAGCTGTTGGGCGCGTCGTTCAGTTCGGTGAAGGCGACAGCGTAGGTCGGCGTGATCCACTCGATACCGTTCTCGGTTGCGTTGACCACCAGAAACTGCCCGGCTTTGTCCGCATAGGACGGGAAGACCGGTGCGTCGATGAACACCAGCGCATTTTCTTCGGTGTTAGCGGCGAGCAGCTTGCCAGCCATCCCGGCATAGCTGCCGGGAGAGTCCGACAGGGCCATGAAGGACAGCGTCGTCGAAGCTTCCGCACCCACGAACATGTCAACGCCGTTGCTGGCGAAGATCAGGCGTGATTGGTTGTTGGGGATGACCACCGCACCGCCGGTGCCTGTGCCGAATTTGACTGTGAGGGCGAAGCCGGACTCGTTGCGGACCACGAAGCAGCGGTTGAGTGCGAGGCCGTTGACCTCAGCCGGGAAGCGTAGTTCGCAGGCGGCCGAGGCTGCGGTTGTTTTGAAGATCATGTTGCGGGTCGCCTGAGCCGCTGACAGGGTGTAGGCGTTACCCGATGCCATCGAGACCGACAGGACGGCATTCGTCGCCGCCTCCAACGCGAGGATCGCGTCGTTGATGGTCACTTCTTTCTGATTTTGGGCGATGGAGACTTGGGTGATACCCAGAATCGGCGTGGTCGGCATAGTATCCTCGATTGGCCGATAGTCTATTGAAACTGTCGGTGAATGTCAAGTCAGAATGTCGGAGGCGCGGGCGGAACCACGCCTCCTGACAGACTAGGTGATGATGAAGAACTGGACCCGGCGGGGGTCGAAGGAAATTCCGCCGCCGGTATCATCTTCGGTCGTCATCTCGAACACAACGTCCGGGGTTACCGGCGGTGTGTAAGGTGTCGTGGTGAAGTTGAAGATGATGTTCGGGGTTTCAGGCGGATCGTATGCCATTATCCGGGGACCACGTTGTCAAATACCTTGGCGTTATATTCCGGGTCATCGAAGGCCACGACAAAATGAGGTGCATCAGGCTCCGAAGACGGGATCACGAAGTTCCCATCAGCATTCGTGAAGGCTTCCCCAAGGAGGTCTCCCGTGCGCTTGTTATAGAGCAAAACGCGCTTACCTTCGACGCCAACGCCATTTTCCTGAACCGCACCAGCTACGGTCTTGAGCGGACCAGCCGGCATGGCGAACGACGTGATGCGTCCACCAACAGGCGGCTCACCATGAACGAATCCGAAGTTATGCGTCATTTCAATCGACGAATAACGCGGCGAGGTATCAATGATCGGGATCGAGAACGTGTCGGTCTCCATGCTGCGGTAGCCCACCGGAGGGGTGTAGAGGAAATCCTCCGCTGCCAGTGTGAGGGTGATTACCCCATTGAGCGCAGAGAAGCTGGCCGCAGGGAACGCCATGACCGGATCGTAGGCGCTAACATCGATCCCCCCGACCTGAGCCGCCGGGTCGGCGGTGCCGTTATTATTCCAGCTTCCGGTGTTGACTTTGAACCACACCTGCTTGGAGCCGGGGTGGTAAGCAACAGAGACACGGTCGCCGGTGGTGAACGCCGCCAGTGTTGCCAGAGTGACGTTGTTGAGGCGGACGAGGCCGTCGTTCTGGTAGACGAAATTGTTGGTGGTCGTGCCGAGTGCAATGACGCCGCGATTCTGGTGAATGTTGACAAATCCAACACCCATCGTTCCAACCAAGGCTTCGATCTTGGCTTCGAAATAGGTCATACCGGAAATCTGGCGGGTGCCCGCAGCGGCATTGCACGCCGTCACCGCAGTCGCCGTCAGTCCTCCATTCGCCGCGCCCCGGCTGACACGCACAGCGGCGGCGTAGCTCTGCACGTTTGCGCCCAAGGTGATGGTATCCTTAACCTTGCGAGCAGCGGGGGCGGACAACACCCCGAACGCCGAGCACACCGGGCGACCGGTGATCGTATGTGTCATCGGGTGATCAGCAAAGCTTACCGTGGTGTTCGTTTCGATCGCAGCGAACAGCAGGTAAGTATCATTCGCACCATATCCAATATACATGTCGAACGGGGCGGTCGTCGTGTTGGATTGACGCGACCACAACAAGGAAGCCGACGGGTTCTGAGACCCGTCAAAGGTGGCCACACCAATCCCGCCAGAGGAAGCGTTGCTACAGATAATCGTAATACCGCCTGCTGTGATGTGGTCGGCTGTAACTTTGATGGAGAAAGCATAACCAGAGACGGGCGTGCCGCCTCCACTCCGATACTCCATGCGGATTTCGTTGGGGACGGCGCTGAAATCCCAGCCCGACGAAGCGATGAACACAGCGAGGTCACCCTCCTGCGTGCCGGCTGGCCACGGCACGAAGATGGTGGGGCTGGTGATGTCCGACAAGAGGGAGCCGCGCATGGTAACGGCTTCGCGGCTTCCCGATAGCACCACCGAAGTGGCGGCGCTGGAGCGCTCTTGGGTAAAGGCGGATCGAGTGGTCATGCGCTAACTCAATATTCGAGGAGGAACTGCGTCGGAGTGCGGGTGTTGTCGAGGCGGCGGTAGTTGGAATTGACCGCAACGAAACTCTTACCCGTAAGCGTCCCTTCCGATGCAGTGATCGTGTCGCCGGGGCTGAAAGGCGCTTGATGCTGGGGCACCCAGAAGTTGCGGAGATACCCCCGCATCCCGGCCTGATTGATGTAGACCGGGGCGAGCCACAACGCCCCATCCACCGGATTTGGATAAGGGAAGTAGTTGCGGTCGTTGTCGCTCCACCCGTTTGCGGCTGATCCTTCTTCGCCGTTTCCGGGCGTGCCGCCGCTGCCTGTCCACTGCGAGTAACCCCCGGAGCGGAGGTCGGCAATCTTACCGGCACGCGCCGAGGGAGTGATCTGGTTCCAGTGGCGCGAGCAATAGTGGCCGGGAATGTCCGAGAAGACAGTATAGCCGCTTTGTCCCCACGACCACGAACTCAGCGTTTCATTTCCGCCGTCGGTGTAGTTTTCCCTGAGACGACCGATAATGATCTGTGCGTAAGAGTCGCCTGTCTTGAAGCTCTCGAAGTCACCGAATACGAAACCGAAACCCGGCTCCCACGGCGGCGTATCGTCTCCCGTCTGCACGAAGAGGTAGAGGGTCCACGCATCCGCAACAATCCACCAGCGACGGGCGGTGGCGTCGGTGGTGTTCGATTTGCGGACCGACAAGAAGCCCGTGCCGATCGAAGACTGCGAGGCGTTCGGGAACTGGCCTGTGCCGACGGGAGTAATAGCCGTCATGGTCTCGAAGCCGCAGACACGCACTTCACGAGCGCCACCTGCGCCCGGCGCGGTGTCGTCCATATAGAGAATGATACCGGTTGGGTGGTTTCCTCCGTCCCCTTGCTGGTAGCCACGCTTGTTGGTTCCGGTCTGCGCGATCGTCCAGCCGGCGGCGGGCTTGGTTCCGTAGCCGTTGACAAGAACTGCGTCCAACAGATTGGTCAGGGAACCGATCTGCCCATTCAGCACCGGGGCCGAGTCATCATCGTGGCGATAGAGTCGGAAAGTCATGTTAGGAAATCCTGTTCAGGAGAAAGGTGAGGTTGATGTTGGCGAGGGTGGCGTCCGGTGAGTCAGGGCTTACGACTTGAAGGATGTCCCCCGCCGAGAAAGTGATGACGGCGGCCCCGGCGGTTGCGAAGGTCGGGGTAAGCGACCCGGTGCTGTAAGTGATCGTGCCTACATCGGAGAACACGGTGGGGGTCGCAGCAGCGGCTCTCTGGAGTTTGTAAACTGCTGACAGGGACGCCAGTGCGGATGCCCCTCCCTGCGACCCGGCGCAGTTTGCTGGAAGCTGTGCCTCGGTGACGAAAGCGTGACGCAACAGGATCACACCCGCAGCAGTCATGATACCGGGGTAGAAAAGCGACGGCGCATAGATGAACGGGATCGTCGCTGATCCGGTGGCCGAGATGGTGATCGTATTAGCGGCATCGTTCACGCCGATACCCACACCGGCCCCTGCGACGAGAGTCGCGCCGACCGTGTCACGGATGAATTCCGGGTCTACCGCGAAATTGATGACGTTGTTGGGATCATCATAAGTAACGACCGCCCCCGATGCCCCCGACACAGACGCTGCGACCGTGTCAATCAGAGACTCAGTATTCATCCCCAAGGTGATCGTGTTCGCGGTGTCGTCCACCGTCACTGACATGCCGGCACCGGCCTGCATGGTTGCGCCGATCGTATCCCGGATGAACTCCGGGTCGCTCTCGACATAGATCAGGTTGTTCCCGTCATCCTCCGTGATGAGGACGCCATTGCGCGGACGGAAGGCGGCCATCATCACGTCGCGAATGGTCTCCGCGTCCTGCGTTCCGAGACCAAGGTTGGTGATGGTGATCGAGTTCATGAAATCGTTGTGAACGATCTCGATACCTTGCCCGGCCACCAGTGCTGCTGCCACGGTATCGCGCACCGCTTCCGGGTCGGGCGTCACGTCGATCTGGATGGAATTCGCGGCGTCGTCGGGCGTGACGGTGACATAGGGACCGCCCACGAGCGAAGCACCGATCAGATCGAGAGCTTCTTCCGCGCCGAACGTCGCATTGACCTTGATGGTGTTGGCGTCGTCGTCAACGGTGACAGTGGTCCCCGTCCCGGCAACCAACGTGGCTCCGATGGTGTCGCGGATATATTCCGCATCGGTTGTCCCGCCGGTTCCGGTGGCCGAGATCGTCACCGTGTTTGCGGTGTCGTTCACGTCGATGGTGATACCATCACCCGCCACGAGCGTGGTGCCGATCGCATCACGCACGGTTTCCAGATCGATACCCGCAGACGAGATCGTGACCGTGTTGCCAGCATCGTCCACAGCGATGGTCACGCCCGTGCCGGCAACCAGCGTCGCGCCGATCAGGTCTCGGACGATTTCGGAATCGTAAGACGCCGCCGCGATCGTGATGGTATTGGCCGCGTCGTTGACGCTGATGGTAACATTGGCCCCGGCGACCAATGTTGCGCCGATCGTGTCGCGGATATACTCCGGGTCCGTCGCGACAGTGATGGTGTCGGCCGCATCATTCGCGGCGATCTGGATGCCGTTACCGGCCACCAAGGCGGCAGCGATCGTGTCGCGCACGCTCTCGGCATCGAAGCCTCCCTCGCCGCCACTACTCGTCGCCGTGATGGTGATGGTGTTGTTGTCGTCGTCAACCGCGATCGCGATGCCAATGCCCGCGACCAGCGCCTCGCTGACCGTATCCCGGATGAACTCCGGGTCGGAGTTGACGGCGATGGTGTTGCCCGCATCGTTGACCGTGACGGTCGTTCCCGTGCCGGCGACGAGAGCGGTTCCGATCGTGTCTCGGATATATTCCGGGTCGGCCGCGAAGGTGATGGTGTTGGCTGCGTCGTCCACCGAGACGGTGACGCCGACGCCACTACGCACCGCGTCTCCAATGGTGTCGCGGATGAACTCCGGGTCGGCGGAGATCGTGATGGTGTCCGCGCCGTCGTTGACCACGATCGAAGCGCCGCTGCCCGAACGGAGCGCGGTGCCGATCGTGTCACGGATGAACTCGCCGTCCGACGTGCCGGTCGAGTGGATCGTGATCGTGTCGTTGGAATCGTTGACCGTGATCGCGATATTGGTCCCGGCGACCAGCGCGGCCCCGATCGTGTCGCGGATGAACTCCGGGTCAGCAGTGCTGCCCGGCGTGATCGAATTGATCGTGATCGTGTTGGCGTTGTCGTCCACCACAAGCTGGGTGTTCGCGCCGGCCACGAGCGCAGCCGCCATCGTGTCGCGGACGACTTCCGGGTCGGTCGTGTTGGTCGCACTGATCGTGATGGTGTCAGCCGTATCGTTCACGCTGATCGAGACGTTGGACCCCGCGCGCAAGGCGGCCCCGATCGTGTCGCGGACGACTTCACTGATCTCTTCCCACTCGCCGTTGCGACGCGCATAGGTTCCACCACCCGAGGGAGCTTCCTCGATAGTTTCAAGCGCTATACCGTTAACTGAGAATGTCTGTGAAATGCCGCTTTCCCATGCGGCCGGCTCGCGTTGCCCAAGGTCAACCCATTCGATGCCCGAAGCGGCTTCGATGATGAACTGCGCCGGGCTGAACTCGGGGAAGCCATTGATGGGGTAGAGGCGGACGTTGCGGATCGACTGAGCGGTCGGGAACTCATACTCGATCCACGAGCCGATCAGGTCGCCCTCGACCGAGAGCCAGCCATTACCCTCGCTGGTCAGGCCGTCGAAGGCGTAAGCAGCTTCCCGGCCTGTATCGAACGACGAGGCCGTTACCACGCCCGATGCGACGCGGTTGAAGCCATCCACGTCGAGCATTTCAATCTCGCCCCAACCGACCTGCAACTCCGCGCCCGCCTCGACGGTGCGGATGCGCCAGCGCGTGGACGAGACCGATGACATGGCTTCGATCGGTGGGATGTCGATGAACTCGACACCAGTTTCGCTTGGGTTGACGGCAACGAGCTTACCAGACATCCCGGCAAAGCCTGTCGGCGTATCGGTAAGCTGGGCGAACGTCATCGACAGCGTGCGCCATTCGACCGCTGTTGCCGTTCCGTTGAGCACCAGATATTTGTTGGCGTTCCCGGTGTAGGAGGGGAAGACCGACACATCGACGAACTCGATTGCGTTCTCTTCGAGATTGACCGCGAGCACCCGGCCGGCATTGCCGGCGTAGGTTCCCGGCGAGTCATTCAGGCTCATGAACGAGACCGGCACTTCCGGCTCGGCCGCGACGATCATGTCCTGTCCGTTGACAGCCGCGACCAAGCGCGCCTGTCCGTTCGGCACGACGACGGTGTCGCCGGTGCCGGAAGCGAACTGGACGGTAAGAGGCTGGGTGGAGGTGTTGCGGACCACGAAGGTCCGGTTGAACGGGATGCCGTTGACTTCGTTCGGGAAGCGAAGCTGACAGGGTTCTGTCGCTTCGATCCCGTGGAAGATCATGTTGCGCGAAGCCTGCATCGCCGACAGCGAGTAGCTGTTGGCGGGGGCCAGCGAGACCGACAGGGTAGCGTTCGTCGCCGCTTCCAACGCGAGGATCGCGTCGTTAATGGTGACTTCTTTCTGGTTCTGGGATGCGGAGACTTGATTGATCCCCAGAATCGGCGTTGTCGGCATACTATCCTCAATTGACAGTGTGTTCACTTAAACTGTCGGTGCTCGAAAGTCAATAGACTTCGGTCATGTTCCAGCGGTTGGTGTCGATGCGTTCGAAGTGCATCCATTTGGGTGTGCCGTCCGCATACCCCGTCTCATATGCCTTGAGCAGGAAGCCCGTAGCGCCACCAAGAGAAGCGAGTGGGAAGGTGACAACCGGCGGGATGTCCAGCCCGGCCGCGTCAAACAACGGGAGCGGGGCGGAGATCGTCGGCGTCTTGACGGTTGCCGTGTCGTTCAAGGTGAGTCCGGCCCAGACGCTCCACATGATACGGGCGCTTGCCTTGTCGCCCTCTCGATAGTGGATGAACTCGCCGCCGTCCCGCATCGGGTCGATCACCCGCGAGCGACGGCTCATGGTGATCGATACCGTCGTGCCGTCGTCCTCGATCCCGAAGTCCTCCGGGGTGTAAGGCATCAGATCGCGCGGAACCAGCTTGGAAGCGTAAGGGACCGCGTCTTCCACTGCACCGGTGTCCGGCACAGCCTTGAAGGTATCGGTCGTGTAATAATCTTCCGGCGGGCGGCTGTTTTTGATCAGGACCGATTCAGCCAGCAGGAGGAAGCGCTCACCCGGCTTGTGGTTGTTGACGGCATAGTTGGTGCCACGGCGGGCACGCAGGATGCCAGACAGATGCCACGAACCGTCTTCCTGCTTCGCCGCGTCGCGGAACTGGATGATCTCCTCACCCACGACAGCGGCGTTCAGGTAGTCGGTCAGCATATCCTCTTGCAGGACCGATTCCAGTTCGGCGTCGTCGTCGGTCAGGCGCACCCGGAGGACCGTCTGTTCGTCGGTGGACTCGTAGCTCTTGGTCTGCGGGAGGGCATTCACCACGAGGCCGGAGAGGTTGTCCGCCGAGATGTGGCCGATGGCTTCGAAATTGACCCCGCCGCCGGCATTCATGTAGAGGTAGGCCCCATTGAAGACCGGCGCGTCGGTGACCACCGTCAGATACAGCGTCGAGTTGCCGTCCGTGTTGTAGTCGATGTCACGCAGCAACGGCGTGTTGATGACGAACGGCTGGCACGGGTAGGTGACCGGGATATATTGCACCGGTGCGTCGCCCGAGCTACCCACGGCGGTCGAGACATAGGCGGCAGCGCGCTCGCTGACGGCATCGATTTCCATCGTGAAGTCAGCGCCGATGTTCACCGAGTTGAAGCGCATGGTGTAGGTCGTGCCGTCGCGAAGCTGGACCGAAGCAATGTCTGCCGGGTCATACTTCATGTAGCGCCACGGCAGCGTGAACTGGTAGCTCCAGCGGTTCGCCCACATCATCTTGAGAATCTTCTCGGCGCACTGCTTGGCGTTGGATGCCTGCCATGTGATCGGCAGTTCCATGATCTCTTCCTTCGCCGTCCACATGGTCGGGACAGGTGCGGAAACACGCTTGGCAGATTGAGTGTTCTGCTGATGGTCGCGGGCAACGTCGTAATAGTTGACCGAGACGCGCATCGGCATTTCGAGTTCCTGCGTCAGCGTTTCCTTGACGGTCATGCCGTCATCGCCCGATCCGATCCAGTCCTCCGGGATGGTGACAGCCGTGGTCAGGCCGCGCGAGCGCAGCTTGAGCCGGTAGTCGCTCTCGAACCCGTCGAACAGGTAGCCGGTGGCAAGCTGCTTGAGGGCATCGCGCGCCGAGCATTCGCGATCGATCAGGTAGCCGACGAGGCTCCCTTCCGACAGTTCCGTGAAGTCGAGGTCATCGTTGGTCAGGACGCCGCTGCGAAGGCAGATGGCGCGGGCGACGTTCTCCACCGTGCTGGCTTCGCCGGTCGATCGGAAATAGACGCGCCGGTAGGCGTTCTGCGTGGCCATGACCAAGCTGCCGGACTGGTCGTCCCAATACTGGTTGCCGCCGGCGGCTGCTGCCGATCCCCACTGCATATCTGTGGTGGAAATACCCTTGTTGAGGGTCAAGGCTCCGGTCTGGATGTCGATCTCTTGGAACAACGCCCCGGTGGACAACGTGTAGGTATACCAGCCGAAGGAGCCGCCAGCGATCCGGCTGTGCTTCATGTCCGTCGGTGGTTTCAGGTTCGCAGGTGTGGTGACGAACTTGTAGGTGTTGTTCGGGACCGACCACTTGAAAGCGACAGCCACGCCGCTCTGGTTGATGCCCATCGCGAAGATGCAGTCGTCGGTCGGATCGTAAAGCACAACCCGAGGGGTGAAGCGTGTGTGTCCGGTCGGGACAAGATAAGCCGTGCGGCTGGACCAGCCGCTGGACTGAGTCCAGCGAGAACCATTCGCGTCAGTTGCGACGTTGCCTTTCGACCCGGCCGGGATGTTATAGATCAGGAGTTCGAGGCGGTTGTTCGCCGAGCGCCAGCCAATGATCTCCGAGGAGTTGTCGCCTTGACGGCCCGAGAATGCGTTGCTCGGGGTGAAGGGAGCCTTCTCGGTGAACACAGGGATGCTATCGTTCTGGGCGAAGCACCACACCGACCGGGTGTGGTCGAAGTGCATGTAATAGAGTTGCCGGCCGGTGCCGCCGTTGACATAGGTATGGCCTGCCGTCCCCAGCGCGCCATACTGCTCGATCAGGTTCCCGGAGGCATCGATGAACACGCCGCCCAGCGACGACCCGTCCTTACCGATCGTGTCCATTCGGCTGAACCCGTTCATCTCATACATCTCGATCGGGCGCGAGTTGCCGGTCCCGACTTCGGAGAAGTAGAGACCTGCGCCCGGAACGACATAATTGCCCGAGTTCCCGGATGGCGTGAACGCAGTGGTCCGCCCGCCGGACAGCGGGGTCGCATACATTTCGGCCATGGTGCCGAGGTCGAAGACCTTGACGGAGCCTCCGCCGACGTTCGCGTAGATGCGGCCGGTCTCCCAATCAGGATACCAAGTGCTGTAGATCGGCGAGGTTGCGCCCGACGACGTAGCAGCGATCGCAGGGAAGGCGGCTGCTTCGGTCTTGCTCACCTCGACGGTGATCGACGGGATGCGATTACCGAAATCGTCAAGCTGGAGCTTTTCGAACACGAGATAGCACAGGCCACGGTGCGCCGAGACATTGCCCGCGCCCTTATGAGCCGAGATCAGCGAGTCAGGAAGCTGGTCTTCGGTGCCACGATAGACGCGGACCTTTACGCTCTTCTTGCCCTTCGATTTCGAACTCATCAAGGTGACCAAAGCGCTGCCAAAGTCGAAGTTACCGAACGTGCCACCGATGGTGCGTGAGGTGCTGCTCGATTGATCCCAGATCAGTTTGCCGTCGGCCCAGATACGCAGGACGTTCGTGATCGGTCCCCGGCACAGGCCGACGGCGAAGGTGGCGTCGTAGGTATAGGTCGTCTGCTTGGGGGCACCCTTACCGCCGCTCTTGTGCTTGGTTTCCTTGATGCCGGAGGTCCAGATCAGGTTCGTGCCAAGGCGGACCGTCCCATAGATTTCCGGGATGGCCGCGCCGTAGGTCGAGGCGGTGACCTTGAGGTCTTGCAGGCGCGGGCCTTTGATCGACGGACCGAACAGCAGGCCGCCCACCATGCCACCGAGTTGCATACCGATAGCAGCGCCCATCGGGCCGCCGACCAGAAAACCTGCGACGCCGCCGACGACGGTCATGACTAGCTGACCCATTAGTAATCAAATCCCTTGAAGCGGCGAATTTCGATCAGCAGGCGCGGCCACTCGTGGAGGAAAGGCTCCTCCATGACCTGCCCGACCGAAGCGTTGGAATGGATGAATCCGAGCACGCCCTGATACTCGGTGAAGATGCCAATGTGGCAGGGCTGGGAACTGCCCCGGAAGATCGCCATGGTTCCCGGCAGCGGCTCGATCTCGGGGAGGGTGTTGTCGCGGATGTGGCCGAGGAACTTCTCAGGGTCAGGCGATCGGCGGTAGCCCTGCATGTCCGCGATGGGCGAACCGGCGTCGGCCGTCGCACAGACGATGAGACCGGCGCAATCGATACCAGCACGATTGCGGCCTTGGTGCATCCACTTGCAGCCCATATAGCTGCGGGCGGCTTCGATCAGATCATGATTACTTGGCATCGGGATACTTCATGTATTCGTCGTTGCCGGGGATGTAGTCCTCCGCACGACGGTTGATGACGTTGTTGTAGAGCTTGCACCGGGCGAGGGAGCCGTCGCATCCTTGGGTGATCTCGAAGGTGTCGCCAACCGCGATCGCGTAGGACATGCTCTCGAACAAGGTGACCGTGTTCGTGTCGTCCGCATAGTCGGTGATCTCGACCACGCGGCCCATATTGCGCCCTGACAGCCACTTGATCGTCCCGCCCTCGTAGGTCGAGACGGAGTTGTAGGGCGGCGGAATATCGACCGGCACGTCCGCGATGTTGATCGGAGTGTCGTCACCCGACCCCAGCCCCCAGATGGCCGACTGGCCAGCGGCGGTGAAGACGTGCGAGCAATCCTTGGCGACGCCCCATTCGAGGTTGAAATAGGCCGTGCGGGCTTGTGCCAAATCCTTGATGCGATCGACGGCGTCGATGTCGTCGTCGGTATATTCCAAGGTGAAGGCGGTCGGCGCTTCCTCGAATCGCGAGGGGGTGATGATCTCGACGGTCTTCACATCGACCGGAGTGTCGAAGGTGAAGATCAGGCGGATGTCCGTCATCTCAGTGACGGTGTCCGGGATCAGCGTGGTGCGCCAGCCCGTGTCCATGCGGGCGTCGCGCGCCTTCTTCGGGCCGCGTCCCTTGACGATCTCCTTGTAGGTGCCCTCGTCGTAGTCATACTCGCTGGCGTCATCCACCTCGTTCAAGGCTTTCTGGATCGACTTGTCCTTGCTCACCAGATAGGCCATGTCAGTGACCCGGCCGCCTTCGATGAGATTACCCTGCTGGTCCCACAGACGCACCTCGGCGATGCCGACGATCTGTCCCAAGGGGAACCCATAAGGGTGGATCGCCCATGTCTTGTGAGCACCGGCTGAGGTCCCGGTCGTCGGTGCGTCCGGGAGCGCGCTGGCCGCGAAGCTGTCAAAACCGGAACTGGACGTGACCGTCCCGCTGTTGGTGAAGTCAGCGATGTTGAGCTTGCAGCGGGAATCGCAGAAGTCCGCCCGGCACTCCGGCGAATAGACTTCGATGAAGTTGTGCGACAGCGCTTGGGCGAGGCCGCGAATCTCGGTGGTGAAGGTGCCGTTGTTGAGCAGCGAGACTTCACCAAACCACCCACGACGGACGCGGAGAATGCCTTGGCTCAGGTCTGCCCAATTGACGACGAAGACATACACATCGGCGCGGTTGAACAGGCCGGCGCGCAGATCATATTCGGTCATGCGGTCGGAATCGAGGATGCCGCTGACATCGAGATTGGCGACGGAGAAGTCGGACGAAGTCGCGATCGCGGTGCGGTTGTAGCTGGCCTCGGCCTCGTAGAGGACATCGTCGATGAAGATGTCGCGGTCGTGGTCCGTGAAGCCGAAGACGACACCGTCCCGACGCACGATCTTCCAGCACGAGCAAAGCGTGGTGACTTCCTGATCGAGGTGATCAGAGAGGGCGGCGGAGATTTCTTTCATGGGGGATCAGCGCGGCTTGAGTTCGACGAGGGGGATCGACGGCCACGACATCAGTTCATAATCGTCGTGGGTGACCAGCATTTCGTCGGTGTTGAAACGGACCGGGACATCGAACTCGCACTGCGCTTCGACCACCGCGTTGGGCGTCAGGCCGGATGCAGAGATGATGCCGGTGGTGGTGCTGATGGCGATCGGGTCTTGCGCTTCGCCGTTGACCCACCAGTGGACGGTATCGGGCACCAGCTTGAGCAGGGGGCGATCGTAATAGTGCGCGGTCAGCGGCTCGTAGCGCTTGTAAATCTGGAGTTCGACATCGCCGTCGGTGTCAACCTGACCGATCACCTGCCGATCCAGCGCGAAGTCCATCCAGTCCTTGAAGCGGAAGCCATATGCCTTGCCGCGCCGGGCGTGGAAGAAATCGAGCACGTCTTCCATCGCCTCGCGGTTCTTGACGCCATAGGAGGCGTCATAGGTGGCGCGAGCCAAGGACCAGTCGATGTTGCGCTGCTCGTGACCCGAAGCCAGTTCGATCACGGTGGTCTTGAAGCCCGGACCACCGGAGGACCCATAAGAGATGTCCTCCGGGAATCGGACTTCATGGAATTGTGCAATTTGCATGAAGATTCCTGCTTGAATGAGCCTGACCGTCTACTGACAATGTCGGTGCATGTCAAGTTAGAATGTCGGTCAGGCTCAGTTGTTGCGGCGGTAGGCGCGAGCGGCCTGTGCGTGCATGTTCGAGGCAATCTGCTGGTCGCTCTTGCGGAACGAGTTCGCGTCTGGCGTCTGGATGTTGAACACCTGATTGACCTGCGTGCCCTTCTTGGCTGCGCCACCCAGATCAACCGGGACCTTGCGGCCACGGCTCAGCGGAATGACGGCCTCGTTGTCGTGCAGGACGGCCGGGATGCCGCCGCTGGTGTTCGCCGTGCCTTCCTTGTAGTGAGGGGCATTGACGAACATCGACGGGGTCGCGAAGCTCTTGGTCACCGGCGAACCGACGATACCACCTTCCTTGAAGCCGCCCAGATAAGCGCCGCCGACGGTGCCGGCGATGGTGCCCAGAGCGCCACCGATAGCCGCGCCGGTCTTGCCGCCGATGGCCTTGCCGAGCGTGCTGCCCAGCATACCGCCAACAGCGCCGAGGGTGCTGCCCATACCGCCGCCCGTGCCGCCCGTCATCTGCTGCGCCAGCATCTGGGCGAACATCTGGGAGATACCAGCGATCGGGCCGTTGAACGCTGACGAGAAGGACGCGCCGATCGCCGGCATCAGGCTGGTCAGCGAGGAGCCGAAGGTTTGCGCCGTCTGGGTCGCAGCCTCGGTCACCGCCGGAGGAGGCGTGCTCGATCCGGTGGTGGAGGTGGTGGTGCCTGCGGCGTTTCCGCCCGTGATCGACGCCACGGCGTTCACGATCGTCGAAGCCGGGTCGGTTCCCGACACGGCTGCATTGTTCGGAAGGCCGGTGGTCGGGTTGATGGCCGTCTGCTGGCCAGTCGTCGGACTGATCCCGTTGACAAGCTGGACCCACATGGCCGAAGCGGCGGACGAACCCAGCGGGGCCGCCTGCTTCGGCTCATACTTACCAAGGCCGATCATTTCGAACAGCTTGCCCATCGGCGAGGCGGTCCCGTTCTCACGGTCCTCCTTGCTCGTGAACATCTTGGTGATGCCTTCGGTGATCTTCTGCGACGAGGCACGGATCAAGCCCTGCTGGATCGTGTCGAAGATCGCCTTGAAGCTGAACTTACCCTTCGTTCCGAGATTGAAAAGCTGATCTTCCAGCGACTGGAGGACATTCTTGTCAAGCTCGTTTGCAGCTTCGCCAACCGACTTGAGGCCGTTGAGGTAGCTGCGGATGCCGTTGTTCTCGAAGAACTCCTTGTTGCGCTTCAACTGGTCGTTGAGGCTCGACAGGGCTTCGGCCTGACGGACATAGCCCTGAATCTGGGCCTGCGTGACGGATTCGCCCTTCTCCAGACGCGTGCGGACTTCCTCCAGCACGTCCGAATAGATGCTCTGCTGGCTCGCGTTGAGCATCAGCACCGCATTTTCTTCACGCATCTGGCGAAGACGCGTCGCGCCAAAGGCGGCGTTCTCGGCCGCTTGAGCCTTCTGGTAGTTGAGGGCCGCCAGATTACGGTTGGTGGCGGCGGTCAGTGCGTCCGTCTGTTCCTTGGTGAGCTTGGTGATGTCGGCGCTGGCGAGCAGGCGCGTGTTGAACTCCGCTGTCGCGGCTTCGGCGCTGACGGTGCCTGCACGCAGACCACGCAGCGTGTCGGTGAAGCCGACGAACTGGTCCTTCGACATAAGGCCCTTGGCCCCTGCCTGCATGTCCGCAGCGAAGTCGATGTTCAGCTTGATCGCCGGGCTGTTGTCAGCCAGACGGTTCATCGCCCGGTCGAGGTAAACCAACTGGCGGTCGATCTGCTTGATCGTCGCGTCCTTTACGGCGTCCTCGTAATCCGCCTGCTGAGCGCGCAACATGTCGATGATGCCTTGGACATCCGTGCCGTAACGGTTCTTGAGTTCCGTCAGCGTCTTTTGCGAGATCGCGCCCGGCTGCTCCAGCGACTTGATCAGGCTGTCAGCGCTGACCTTCCCCGCCTTGAAGTCGGTCTGGAGGTTCTGCGACCACTGCTTGAACGAGCCATCGTTGAGAAGCGTGCGAGCTTCGGAGGTCAGGTCCGCGACATAGTCCTGCGACAGCTTCCACAGGTCGTTGGACTCCGACAGCTTACGCATCAGACCATCGACAGCCGTGGACAGTGCCTTGGCTTCGCGCGCGGCCTTACCTGCGCCGTCACCCTTTTCGGTCGGCGTGACACGGTCTGGCTTGGTGACACCAGCCGCCCAGCGCTCGCGGTCTCGCTTCATACCATCGACGATGTCCATGGTCGTGGTGCCCTGCGCCTGTGCGAGGGTGGCTTCGGCTTGTGCAAGGGTGTTGCGGTTGGTTGCGACAGCCGAGCGCTTGTCTTCGACGCTCGGATCGATGCCGCTCCACGACGAGAACTGCTCGCCATAACCACGCAGGGTGGAATAGGTGCCGAGGACGCCCTTCTGGAACCAACCACGACCGTTCTTGCGGAGGTTCCGCCCCTGTGCGAACAACTCGTCCGGCGTTTCCATCTGCGACGCGGTAAGGTTGGCGCGAGCCTCGGTGACTGCCAGCTTCGCCTTCTCGATCGCGAGGTTGCGCACAGCATCAGCCTGCGACCACAGGCCGCCGGTGACTTCGTCCATCTTCTGGCGATAGATTTCCATCGCCGTCGTCACGAGACCCATGACGCCACCAAGGCCGGACTGCTTGTTCCGTGCTTCGATCGCCGCCGCGTTGTTGAGATACAGTGACGTGGTCACCTCATTGAGGCGATCCTTGATCTTCTTCGATGCCTCTTCGGTCCCCGTGATCGCCTTGGTGCCCTCGTTCCACTGGTCCCAGAGCATATAGCCCGACGCCGCGACAGCAGCCATCGTCAGGATCACCGGACCGCCCAGCAGGTTGACCAGCCCACGCAGACCAGCAGCAGCAGCAAGACCAGCGTTGTTCAGCGTCATCAGCGATGCTGCCGTCGCGGCGAAGCTGAGGCCAGCAGCGCGTGACACGGCGATGGAGGTGGCGACACTGTTGCGGAACGCCAGCATCGAAGTCGCAGCGACGCGAGCATAGCCGCTCAATCCCTGCATCGCCTGCGACGAGGCGATCAGGTTGAACTTCTGGCCGGCCAGCATCGCCGAGAAGCTGGCACCGGCCGTGCGGGCAGCGCCGAGCGCGCCGACAAGCTGGAGCAGCGGCGTGACCATGAAGCGACCGATCTGGAGGGTGGCCGACATGATCATCCACTTACCCATCAGATTGAGCGTGGTGGACAGCGGTCCCTTGATCGAATCCCAATTCTCGAAAAGCCAGTTGAACGCGTTGGACAGGCTATCGACAGCCTTCTTCAAGCCCTCGCCGATCGCGGTGGCGTAGCGGTCGATCGCCGCCGGGTCCATCCGGTCGGTGATGCTACGCAGCAGGTTCGCGAAGGCTTCGTTACCACCGCGTTCGCCGACTGCCTGATAGAACTCGTTGACCTTGTTCTTGAGAACAGTCATCTGGAACGAAGGGCGATCCATCGCCTGTGCCATGGCCGGACCGAAGTCCTGCTTCATGCGGTCAGCGACGTGCTTGAGGACGCCCTGTGCGTCGAGCGCCTTTTTCTTGAGGCCGTCTTCCAGCGTCATCCCCAGCGACTTGGCGTATTCGGCGGCATAGGCCATCGCGCCCGGCAGCTTTTCGTTAAGCTGCTGGTTGAGTTCTTCGGCCGACAGATAGCCCTTGTTCATGACCTGTTGCAGCGCCAGCCACACGTCATTCTGCCCTGCGGTCGTAACACCGAGAACAGCCATGGAGGTCGAGAAGCCTTCGAAGATGTGCTGCGTCTGCGAGACCGTCATGCCGGTCTTGTTCGCGGCGATCGCGACCTTACCGAAGCCTTGGGCAGCAGCCAGCGCGTCCATACCGAACTTGTTGGCGGTCTGGTTGATGTAGCTAAGCTGCGTGTTCGCGAAGGCGGTTTCCTTGTTCATGACGCTCATCTGCGCCTTGAACTGGATTGCCGCGTTCGCGGCCTCGAAGAAGTTACGTCCGACTTCGGCGATCGTCAGCGATCCCAGCAGCGATCGCAGCAAGGAGCCAACTTGGAAGGTAGCCGAGAATGCGTTTTGCAGCCCCATCATCTGGAGCGACGCGCCTTGCGCCTGCGAGCCTACTCGGCCGAGTGATCCGCCCAGACCACCGAGGCCCGAGCGGAGTCCGCCAAGGGACTTCCCGGCGTTGGCTGCGGCGTTTGCGATGGCGTGAAGCGCGGTGGCAACCTGCGTCGCGTTCGGCGGCACACGCATGGAAGCGACTGCCGCAACGAAGGATTGCAGGTTACGGATTTGAGCCTGAGTGGGAGCACGGAACGAACCGATCGCGCCGAGGGTCGCGTAGAAGTTGCCCGATCCGCTGAGGTTGTTGAATCGGAACTGACGCATGGCCATCGCCAACGCGTTGAGGTTCGTGATCTGGTTCGCCGACGGCGCACGCAGGCCCTTCATCGCGCCCGAGATGGTGTTGATCCCAGCAGCGGCCGACGAGAGATTCTTGATTCCGGCAAGCGCGTTCAGGCCCGGCGCAGCCTTGAGGCCGGCAGCACCGAACGCAGCGAGATTTTTGGCTTGGGTTTGCGACGGGGCCTTGAACCCGTTCATGGCTTCGGTCAGGCCCTTCAACGACTTGACCGAGCGATAGGCCGCCGACAGGTCGGGTAGGCCGCTCAGGGTCGAGAAGAACTTCTTCGCGTTGGCGCTTTGCGCTTGGCTCGGGGCCTTGAAGCCGACCATAGCCGACGACAAGGCGGACAGCTTCTTAGCTGCGCCCGTGTCGATGTCGATCTTGGAGAATGCCTGAACCGACTTCTTGAAAGCGTTCAGGGCTTGGGGGTTGGAGGACGCCTTGGCGACGCCCTTCATCGTCTTATCGACGTGAGCTTCGAACTGACTCAGGGACTTGAAAATGCCATCGACAGCCGCCCGGTAGTCGCGAAAACCTTTCGCGACCCCGGTGGTGTCAACTACAAACTTCATGCCATGGGTGTCCATGGGTTAGCTCACCTGTTTTCTTGGAGGGGATCGCCGTCCGCCACCGCGAGGCGGGGAGTGGGACGGAGGAGGAGGGGCTGGGGTGGTTTTGTTTTCCCGTTCCGATTTCTCGACGTAAGCCTTCATCCAAGCGGCATCGAGCGCGTCGAGGAGTCGAAGGAGCCGTTCCCGCTCGTTGAGCGTGGTGATGCCTTTCAGTCGGCAGTAGGCTTCGATTTCGATATAGGAGAAGGGGAGGTAGCCTCCCATGCCGGCCACGGGGCGGCGGGCGTTTAGATCGGTGAAGGCTTTCCACACCCAAAAGAGGTGCGGCGAAAGCACTGGTTCGTCCTCAAGGGTCTTGACCCTGATCCCTTTTTCCTCCTGAACCTTCCGCAGCCACTCCGAATTTTTCGAAGTGGTGCGGGAGGACCAGTTCAGGTAGGCGATCAGTTTCCCTCGTCGGCCTCGGCCTTGGCGGCTTCGAAGGCCGCGTCATTGGAGGCCATGCGGATGATCAGGGCGAAGAAGCCTTCCAGCTTCTTGTCGCTGAACAGCGCCTTGGCGTTATCGACGGTGAAGGCGATGTCTTCCTTGCCGCCGCGATCCTTGATGCCGGTCCAGCCCTTGACGATGTGTTCGGCATAGAAGCGGACGTTGAGCGCCTTGTTCTCTTCCTCGGTCAGCTTGCCGCCGGCATTGAGGCGCGGGCTGTAAGGCTCCATCATGCGCTCAAAAGCGCGCCGGGCCTTTTCGCCGCCCATCGGCAGCAGCGTGATCGAAGCCGTGTCGCTCAGCGGGAACGTCTTCGGGGTGTCTTCGAGGTTACGCTCAAATGCTTCGTAAATATCCATGTCGGGTATTCATCCTTGTCGGGGAGGGGTGGGGACGGCCTCCCGACAAGGCCGCCCCCGTTTCGCCAGCGAAAATTGATGTCGGGAAAGCTGGTAAGGCGGAGGTCGGCTCCGCCAATTCGGTGGGGGCGGTCAGCCGCCGGGAAGTTCTTCGGGGAGGTGGTCAGCCACCGGGAACGTCTTCAATGAAGGCGCTCCCGGCATCCTCTCGGAGGATCAGCCGCGCCATTACAGCGCGGTGATCGGGGAGGTGCTGGAGAAGCGATCGATCTGGATCATGCACTTCGTCGCCGCGTCGCGGAACGCGGTGAACTCCATCGTCTCCATGACATCCTGATCGATGCCGGCCGGAGCGATCGGGTCCGAGGAGACCTTGAACGCCGGGATGGTGAAGTAATAGGTGTTGTGATCAATATCGATGATCGGGAAGGCGAGGCTGACAGTCTCGTGGCTGAGGAACTTGTCATACAGCGTGCCGTCGGCGAAGTAGGCTTCGATCGTGCCCGTCAGGTTCAGACGACCTGCCGCGATGCCCACCGGGAACTTGGAACCCACGGCGGTCTGGTTGCGGAGGTTGCCGTCGATCGAGAAGGTGATCGAGCGGATCGCCGTCGCCTGCTCAACGCCATCGACGCTCAGCATACCGACGTTGGCGGTCGCCGAGACGACTTCCGTGGCCGGCGCTTCCAGCGGCGTGTAGTTGACGCCCGTCAGCTTCTCCGTGTTCGCGCGCTTGGTCTCGCGACCTTGCAGCGTGGTGGAGCCGGTGACGATCGAACCCGAGGTCACTTCCAGTCCGACGCTGCCGGTGCGCAGACCGTCAACGGTGAAGAACTGACCAACGTCATGGAAGCCGGTTTCGACCGAAGCCGACTGCGGCGTGATGGCGGCGTTGTTGCTCGGGTTGCGAAGCATCGAACCCTTGATCGTGACGCGCTTGCCGGCTGCGAGCAGCGGGACTTCGCGGTCCACGGTGATCGCGTCGTTGGTGATCGCGAGGATCGTGTAGAAGCCGCCCAAGTCTGCGTTGCCGTCGGCGAAGTTCACGACCGCCAGCGTTGCGTCCACTTCGGTGATCGTGCCGCCGACCTTGTTCAGGTTGGTCAGGGTGATCACAGCGGCTGCGGCCGAGGCGACGATGTTCAGTTCACCGGCGTTGCGGAGGGCGTTGATCGCGGCGGCGAGATTGGCAGCGGTCTCGCTGTCATCCGCGCCCAGCGCGAACACAACGGCGCTCGCCGTGGCGTAGTCGCTGTCGGACTGTGCTTCGAAGGTGAAGGTGTTGCTGCCGTCCGAGATCGTGACCTGCTCGTTGTCGGCAGCAGCCGCGACCGTGATGGTGCCCGCTTCGTAGCCGACGCCTTCGACGAAGATGCGCTGGCCCGAGACAAGCTGCCCGGCGGCGATCGCAGCGGCGAACGCGTTGGTGCCGTTGGAGTCGATCGTGTCCGAGAAGGTGCCGAAGCGGATCGCGGTGCTGTTCAGGATGATCACGTCGTTGGCATCAGCCAGCGTGGTGACAGCCGATCCGGCTTCTGCGACCAGCGACGTGCCGCTGACAACGACGTTGGTCTTGCCGTCGGTGAAGTCCACCGAGGCGATCTGGAGATAGTCGTTGTTCGAGCGAGCCAAGAAGCCGCTCGTCTTGACGCGGCGGCCGACCGTGAAATAGGCCGTATAGTCGCCGCCCGAGATCGTGATGGTGTTGTTGGCCGTGATCGCTACCGTCTTGCCACGGAACACGTCCCACTCCATCGGACGCGACCAAGCGCCCATCAAGGCGCGCTGGAAGTCAAGGTCCGGGGTGCCGGCCGCGAATTCCCATGCGATGTCGCCGCCCGAGGTCGCAGCGGTCTCGATGACCGAGGAGACCATGCGGTCGTCGCGCAGTTCGTCCGAGGTTGCGGTTTCCTTGGTCGCGGTGATCGACGAAGAGGTGAAACGACGAGCGCGCGTGCGGCCGACCTGCGGCGTTTCGCCCCAGAAGTTGTTGTCTTCGATGATCTCGCGGAGCGAGGCGCGATTGGAATCGGCCAGCAGCTTGTTTGCCATGTGGTGTTTACCCTTTGGAGAATGCAGGGGAGCGCGGCCCCGATTCATGAGGGGCGGGACTGTCGCTGTGTTAAGCTAAAATGTCGGTGACATTCGCTCTTGGCACACAGTGATCCCCGATCACCGCACAAGAAGCGGAAATAGAGCGCAATGGTAACTGAAAATGGTTAATATGTCAAGGGAGAATGTCGGTGGATGGCAAATTAGATGCCGATCTGCACCTGCTCGATCGAGTCCCGCTTGAAGGGCACGCGGTAGACGAAGCACTCCCAGCCAGCCTTGGTTTCCGGGGTGTAGTCTTGGATCGAGCCGAACTTGTAGGTCTGGCCGGCGGTGTCGCGCCCCACCTTGAACTGGAACAAGTCCTTGAACGTGTCGCTGGACACGGTTCCGGTCTTCGTGCCCTTCTCCTTTGGAACCCAGACCGTCAACTGGACGAGACCGGCATAGCGCATACGGACCCGGCCGCGCCCCTCGCCTCCGACCACCACGCCCTGCGGAGAGGAGATGATGTGGAACTCGGCGTAGGGCGCGTTGGTGGGGATGTCGAAGGGGAGGTTCGGATAGGCGATCGGGAAGGCATAGTTACCCTCTCCGGTCTTCATCTTGTTGGTCAGATAGACCCGCTCGGCTTCTTTGCTCATTTGAGAATTCCTTGCGCCGCGACGAGAATGTTGAAGTGTTGCGAGGTGATGCCGAACATACCCTGTGGGGATCGCGAACGATAAGGCGGTCCCGGCAGGATGCCAAGCTCCAATCCGACGATGTCCTGTGCGACGTTGGACAGGTAGATCGTAGCGAAGGGGTTGGCTTTCAGGTTGAGCGACTTGAGGCTTTCTGCCGCCGCCGCTTCATTGGCCGGCCGGCGCGGTTCGCTGCCCAGCCGCATACTGTTGGTCGGACCGGTCGGGCCGTTTGCGATCGCCTTGTAGACGGTGCTGTTCGGTGTCCCGGTCGTCCAGATATAGTTGCGGACAGCCTCACCGGTGTTGACAGGGGTGAGCGCCTTGATGTGCTTGTCGATGTCCTCGCACAGGGTTTCGATGTTCTGTGCGAAGCGGGCTTCCAAGGCGTCGATCGAAGCCATGGCCGCCGCCCGCGCCTTGTCTTTACCGATGAGAGGCATGGATCAGGTCCGATAGATGAAGACGGTCCAGACGCCGCCGCCGGGCACGCCGACGACCTTGCGGATGTCCCACTCCTCGCCGTTTGCTCGGATGACCTTGTCGGTATCGACCTGCGGCTCGGATGGGATGAAGGGGCCGGGGATGATGAGCTTGGCGTCGGAGAAGACGACGCCGTGATTCTTCACGTCGTCGAAGCCCGGCTTGGCGACGATGACCACAACGTCTTTCACCTCGTTGTAGATCGTCTCGGTCGTGTCGTCCTCGACGTTGTGTGCGCCTTCGCTGACGAAATACTTGACCGTGATTTCCTCGGACAGGCCGTTGGGCGCAAGGATGTTCTTGAACGCGTTCGAGACCTGCTGTTTGATGAGATCGTTGTAGCCGGCCATGATCAGTGCTTCACGATGCGCTTGGGACCGCCACGGCCCATGGAGACGGAGCCAAGGCCACGCAGGGCGTAGCCGATTTCAGCCGGATATTTCTCAGGCGCGAGGCGGGCGTCGAACTTGAGCGCGATCACGTCAACCTGCAACGAGGTCAGGTTCGATCCGGTGTTCGCGACTTCCGGGTTGCCGGCGATCAGGTGATCGGCGAGCAGCGCGGTCGCGATCTTGACGGCGCGCGGCACGACGGAGTCATCGACCAAGATGTTCTCCTTGTCGCGGATGTGCGACCGGGGCCACGCGAGGCCGGAGGTCTCGTGCGTCTTCTTGCCGAACCAACGCACGCGCTCGTCGAGGATGCGGCTGGCCCACATGATCAGATTCTCTTTGGTCGTTTCGTCAGCAATGACGCTCCACTGCGAGTGGATGTTGACCGAGAGGATGTCGTCCACCTCTTCGACGGACGCATAGGCATTCGCCGTGACGCGGCCGGTGCCGTCTTCAACTAGGATGTCCATGATGTGTAGCCTCTATGGAAATGGGCGTGGAATTGTTGAACCGATAAATTCCATCGCCATTCAGCTTCGTTTTAAGACGATGGCAATTGGCGCAGAGCGTCTGGAGATTGGCGGGATCATCGTTGCTGTGATCACCGTCGATGTGGTCCACATCTAATTGACAAGGGTCTTCTGCGACGAAGCCGCATTTGACGCATGAGTCCCCTTTTACGGACGTGTAACGGTATTTTTCCCATGCCCACCAATAATTTGGTGGGCGAATGCTTTTGGTCTTTTGCGGGTTTCGCTTATGGGAGCATACGCCGCAGAGGGCTGAATATGTTTGCTCACCTGCCGCGTTCAGTCGATTTTTTCTTTGAGGCCGCTCGTCGCAGGAAACGCAGATACCTTGGACTGTTTCCGACTCTCTTTTGCGCCGTTTCGCGCCCATGTAATTCTCTGGAATGAAAAGCGCTCGACAAGCGGGGGCTTGTCGAGCGCGAAGCCGCCTGAGCGGTAATGGATGTCGGTGGCGCTTCTACGAGTGGGGCCGGTCCGACTGATGGCTTAGCCGTTGGTCAGTTCGACCAGCTTGGCGACGAGGCCGTCGCGGCTGGACTTGTGATGCGGCTTGAATTCCGGGAAATGTTCCGCGAGGTAGGCGACGACAGCGTCGCGGTCTTCGAGGTGGGCGAAATCTGCGTCGGTCACCGCGTCGTTTTCTTCGGCGGCTTCTTCGACGGCTTCGGTGCTGGTTTCAGCTTCGGCTTCGACGACCGGGGTGTCGGAAGCTTCGACGCTTCGTGCGCTGTCAGCGTTGCTCGGGGCATCGGCGGTTTCCTTGACCACCGGCGGAACGGTGCAGGCGGCGATTTCGGCCGGAGCCTTGATTTCGGTGGGAGCCTTGAACGACCAGCCGGCGTGGGTGGTCAGATCGTGCGCGTTGGCGCGGCTCATCTCAAACATCTCTCCCGACGGGGAGTAGACCTTGAGGTCGTTGGGGTTGCTCATGCTTCGAAAGCTCCTGTTTCGTCAGCCGGGAAAGAAGGCGGGAGGTGTCGAGCCTCCCGCCTCTCATTCAGATCAGGACTTAGTGACCGACGATGCGGCCAGCGATCCACGCGTGCAGCGTGATCGACGGGGTCGTGCCACCGATGGTGCCCGCCAGACGGATCGCAGCGGCATCAGCCTTCTGGGCCTTGACCGTGTCTGCGTCCACGAGGATCACATACTGGCCGGTGCCCGCGATCGTGACCTGACCCACGACCACCGAGGTGGCGAAACCGACCGGGCCGGCTTCGAGTTCGAGGACGTAGGTTTCGTCAGCGGTCAGATCGACAGCGGTGACGTTGATGGCGACGGCGAAAACGTCATCGGCCAGTTCGCCCGAGGTCCAGTAGCCCTCCAGCACGTCGAGGACCTTGGCGGTGCCGTCGAACGATGCGGTCTTGGCGACGCCGTCCTTCGCGATCAGTTCCGATGCCGGCGCGGCATCATACATATACTTGAACTTGCTCTTCATCTTCGACATGGAAGATACTCCGAAAAGGGTTGGTGAGGGGAGGGTGGGAAGGGGTGACCCTTAGGACCACCCCCACCAACCAAACTTAGCGGGTGACCGCCGCGTTGGTGATGCCCCAGACGCGGCTGACGGCCTTGCCGTGCATGACGGCCATCGAGACCAGCCACTCGACGCGGGTGCGGTAGACCGGCTGCGCGTCGATTTCGCCGAGGTCACGGACATCCATGATGCCGTTCTGGAGGCCGACGATCTTGCCGTCGCCGAAGCTCACGACATACAGCGACTGGCTCGCGGTGCCGCCGGCCGGACCGGCTTCGTTGAAGTCGATGATCTTCTCACCGGCTTCGTCGTCCTCGGTGATGAGGATCGGCAGGTCGTTGTAGAAGCCGATGCGACGACCGAAGTCATCCTTCGACCACTGGAGGTCGCCACCAACGTCCTTGTCCTTGGCCGCCTGCGACAGCAGGTTGCGCATACGCTTGGACATGATGATGTGCGTCGGGTTATCGACGCGGTCGATCGCTTCGTCCAGCGTGGCCAGCGACAGAGCGCCGTTCGCGTTCGGAGCGTCTTCGTTTGCCGCCAGAAGCTGGTAGCCGGTCACGCGCTTGCGCAGACCGTCGAACGACACGCCGTCGCCGCCGTCGCCGTTGATGAAGGCCGAGGTGATCTTGGCACCCATGGCCTTGACCTGCATGGCTTCCTGACGCGTGCGAACGCCGATGCCGTGGGTCTTGACCAGCGCGGTGTCAACGTCGAGTTCGCCGCCCGCGATGCGGAGGGTTTCGCTCTGCGGGTTGATCACGCCGATCGAGGCGTCGTAGCCTTGGTTGTAGCCACGGAAGCCGACGGACGGCAGCTTGGCTTCCTGAGCATAGCTATAGCTATTGCCCGGAATGTCCATCAGCGGGAGAGCGGCCATGAGGTCCGTCGAGCCGGCGAACATTTCGATGATCGCCTGACGCTTGAGGTCCCCATCGACCAGCTTCGATGCTTCGTGAAGGGTCAACATTTGGAAAAACTCCTAAGTGAGTTCGGGGTGGTCGTCGGCCGCCTAGAGGTGGTGGTGGAACTAACACCCGACAGGCGGCCGAAAGCCGGGGTGTATCTCTTGGTGAACCGACGACCGACCTAAGTGGTGGAGATCAGCGGTTACCGCTGGCCTTGTTCGCCAGTTCGAGGCGTTGCAGGGGGGACATCGCGGCGATCTGAGCAGCGGTGAAACCACCGATCTTCTCGTCCTTGCCGCCGGCAGCGCCACCGCCACCGTTGCCCTTGAAGTAGTGCGGCGCTTCGTCGCGGAGCTTGACCAGCCACTCGGTGACGGTCATCGCATCTGCGCCGTTTGCGCCGAAAATCGTTGCTTCGCCGCGCTTCGGGATGAGCTTTTCGTCCTCGACCTTGAACAGGCGGTAGGCACGCTCCAGCACGTCCGGCAGGGCTTCGGGGCGGACACCGCTCTCGGGGACGATCACGGCTGCGGTGACTTCCTTGTCGATCCGCGTCCGGTTCAGCCGCTCCACGAGGGTGACTGCCTTGGCATTCGCAGCGTCAAGCTCGCGCTTGAGGCTGCGGGAATTGTCTTCGTAGCCGTCGCGCATGACCTTGATGCGGTCCTGCACAGCCTGCTCGATCTGGTCGTCGGTCTTGAGTTCCCCGTCCTTCACGCGCTGCGAGATGTCGCGCAGACCGTTCAGGTCGTTGGCGAAGGCTTCGAGGTCGTCACCGGCGATTTCCTTGACGCGAGCGAGGATCGGAGCCTGCGCTTCCAGCTTCTTGGAAAGATCGATGTTCTTTTCGCGGAACTCGTCGAGCTTGACGGTCGCGGTCACATTGACTGCGAACTTGCCCGTTTCGTCGTTCTGCTTGGCGAACTCCTTGAGTCCCTCCGGGACTGCGTCGATGGAGTCGAAATTGATGATTGGCATTTGAAGAAGTTCCTCACCGAGGGACTGGAGAAAGCACGCACGAAGTCGTGACCTCCGGGACCCTCCCAGAGGATTTCCTCATTCCGGCGTGTCGGACGCACGGAAGAAATCGAGTGGGGGAATAATTGGTGGTTCCCCCGGAACCGGATGTGATGGAGATTGGAAGAGCGAAATCGGTCCCCGATTTGGCTTCAATTCCGAATATGGCGACAAGGATACGAGAAATTAACCTTAATGTCAAGCTAAAATGTCGGTGGAGCCTAAAAAAGTGCCTGACTTAATCAGTTTCGGATGTGATTATAGCGTCGGCGCGGCCTTGTTGATCCCAACTCCTCCGCGATCGCGCGGTCGATGTCGTCAAGGTCTTCGCCGAAAGGGAACCCCTCGGACTCCCCGTCCCCTTGATCCAGCAGCCGTTCGTAGCGGTCTGGATCAAGGTGGATTTCGTAGTCCGGGGAGGCCATTACTGATTACCTCCCGCCGGAGCGGCCGGCTTGGGCTTTGCCGGTGGGGTGGTGCTCCCCTTCTGCATCGCCTGCTGGGCTTGTGCCGGGACCGGAGGAATCTTCGGCTGTTCCTTGGCGACCTTCTCGGCGGACTTTCGGGAAGCCTCGGCCTGCTCGGCGTCGTGCTCCAGTTCGGTGTCCGCCCGGTCGGTCTCGTTGTCGTCGAGATCGCGCGCCAGTTCGTCCGAGCGCTGGGCGCGGGCATCCGGGAAGCCATCTTCCCGCGCTTCGAAGTCCGGGTTGTTCGGGAACTGCTTGGCGTCTTCCAGCATCTTGGTGAACATCTCCAGAGTCACATACTCCGGGATGACATCCGCCTTGAGGAAGTATTCGTAGATGACCTCGATCGGCAGGATGCCTGCCTGATACATCATCGTGATGGCGCGGAACTCGCGGGCCGCAGCCGCGTCGATGAGGAAGTCCTGATTGACCCGGAACTCCATCTTGTCGGCCGGCTCGTTCAGCCACGCGGCGATGATGGCCAGAAGCTCGGTGAAGTTCTCGTTCATCACCGTGGTGACGTTGAGCAGCAGCGATTGCTCGTTGCGATCCTTCAACTTGATCTGGTTGTCGGACTGGCCGGCGGTCTTGGAATCGCCGAGCAGCCGGCCGCCGAGTGATGCGACCTGCGTCTCCTTGGCGATCAGCGCGTTCTCCAGAGTCTTGAGACCCTGTCCGTTGAACTCAAGGATGCCGGCCTTCTCGCCGTTGCCGATTTCCCACACGACCGACGGGCCGATGTGATATTCGTCTTCTTCCTGCCCGCCCGTGACGTAATAGACCGGGTTGGCGGTGTAGAAGCGGCCATGCTCCAACTGCGCATAGGTCTTGTAATGCGACATGTTGAGCGTGAGGATGTCGAGGACCGGCGGCTTTTCGATGTCCGGCAGGTTGGTGGTGCCGTTGAAGAAGCGGAACGGGATGCGCTTCATCGGGACGCCGTAGACCATCGGCTTGGTGATGACCGGGGTTTCCGTCAGGTCAGCATCCTCGGCGTCGCGGGCATAGACTTCCTGCTGATATTCCCAGCGGAGGTCGGTGTCGTTCCAGATCAGGCGCAGGACGCGATAGCGCGCGAACAACTGGCCGTAGGAGGTGTTGGGCTTGGCTTCACTGCCCTCGAAGCGGAACAGGCGGCGATCGACCGTGAACTCGCGGAGCAGGATGTAGTCGTGCTCGTCGCGGCCATCGATCTCGACCGTCGTCCAGTCAAGGATGTTCTCGCAGGTATAGCCGGCAAGGTAGGGCTTCGCGAGCGGGTCGTTGGAATCGGGCTTGTCGGCGAGGATGCCGTAGCGTCCCACCGACAGCATTTCTTGGCTCACCACCTTGGTGAAGACGCGCAGGGACAGGCCGTCCTTGCTGACCCGCTTGCACAGTTCGGTCAGCTTGGGGCCGGCACGCAGCAGGCGGGGGTCGCGGCGGAAGATCGAGCCGGTGAGGCCCGTGACCGTGCGATAGACCATGTTGTAGAAGACCGCGCGATCGAGGTAGGCGACATACTGGCCGTCATCCATGCCTTCCGGCTGGGGCAGATATTCCTTGCCGTGCTTCTTGATCTCGACCTCGCCGATCATGGCGTGGCGGATCGCCTGCCAGATCATGCGCCAATTGTTGTAATCCCAATTGGTGTAGAGCGGGGCGGAGGAGAGCAATTCCTGCTTGTTGCGCTTGGTCGCATAGGCGGCCTGACGCTGGGCAAAGGTGCGCGCCTGTCGTTTGGTGATATTGTCAGCCAAGGGGGAGGGAGTCCGGGAAAAAGCGGCCGGTGATCCGAAGATCGCCGGCCGCAGGTCAGGAGGAGACAGGCTGATGTCGGAGCCACCCGCCGGAGGGAAAAGGACAAAGCCTCCGGGAACTAGGTCAGGAAGGACCGGCCTTTTGCACCATCGGTGTGCCGGACCATGACCTGAAACAATCCGTGCGCTTCGAGCGGCCACAGGGACCTACCACACATCGGAAAGGGCTTGCCCATCTGGCCCAACGAGGACCGGGCTTACCTACCACATCCGTCTCCAGCGCTTTGGAGGTTGGAAGCCTTCTCGATCGCATGACGGTTGGGTTCCGGGGGTCAGCCCGACCAAGGGCCTACTGTCCATTCCCGCGCGCCAAGTGGTCTCGATCTTACGCCTTCCAGCCGCGAAGGGTCTGGGATGCTACATGAATGGGGTTGAGGCTCGCGAGATCGCCTAGTGCGGAAAGGAGACACACTTCGGGGGAGATCAGCGCTCATCACGAGCCTCATGATTATTAAGCTACCACGTCTTTCTTGATTTGTCAAGCCATACCGTATAGCGTGTCGTGCTAGAATGACTGTGAGTCGGATGGCTACGCCTTTGTCGCCCAAAGAAAAAGGGCCGGATCGCTCCGGCCCTTCCTATCATGCTGCGTAGAGGTAAAGCACCTCTTCGATCACCGGGTGGCGGACCACGTCGGCGCGGGTCAGGGCGTAATAGCCGATCCGCTCCCAGCGGCGGGGTTCGGCCGGCAGGCGCTCCTCGCCCGTGATGAAGCCCGGCAGTTCCGGCTCGAACGCTTCCTCCTCGGCTTCCTCGCGCTGCTTGAGACGGCGCGTGATGTCGGCCAGACCGCTGACGGTGGTGCCGAGTTCCTTGCGATCCCACTGCTCGGTGTCGCCGGTGACGATCATCTTGCTGTTCTCGCCGATGCGGGTCAGCAGCATCTTCATCTGGTCGGCGGTGGCGTTCTGCATTTCGTCGGCGATGATGATCGCGTTCTTGAACGTGCGGCCACGCATATAGGCGAGTGGCGCGATCTCGATCTCCTCGCGCTGGAGCATCTGCTGGACGGCGATGACGCCGAAGCATTCGTTCAGCACGTCCACGATCGGGCGGGTCCACGGAGCCATCTTCTCGTTGAGCGTGCCCGGCAGGTAGCCGAGGTCGTCGCCGGTCGCGACATTGGGGCGGGTAATGATGATCTTGTGGAATTCACCGGCGATGTATTTGTCCGCTGCTTCACGAACGGCCATGTAGGTCTTGCCGGTGCCGGCCGGCCCCTCGACGATGAGGATGTCGTGCCGCATCTGGCGGAGCTTGCGCAGATAGCCTTTCTGGTTGGGAGTGGAAGCGGTGAGCTTGGGCGGGGCTTTGTGCTTGGTGGATTCCATCTTCTCTGCGATGTGTGAGGCGTTGGTGGGGAAGAAGGTCTGCTTCTTGTTGCCGGACACAGAAAACTCCTGTGAGCGTGTGAGGGAGGGAGCAAAGGAACGCCCATCACTCGGCAAAATTTATATAACGTCGCGGCATAATGGCGGTGAAACGATACGGCCGATACGCCTTTGGGTCCCCGGCTATGCCGTGAACGCCTTCGGTGGTCCCCCTACGGGGTCGCAAAAATAAAATTTGCCGGGGTGGCTTTTGGGCGTGATGCTGCGATGGGGAGGTGGTCTGGGTCCCTCCGGGGGGTCCCAATTTTCATTCCGACCGGGGTGGCGTGATGCCGATAGGTGAAGGGGAGTGATGTTCCGGTGAAGGGTTGCCGGTTCGGAACGGAGTGGTTAACGGTTGAGGTGGCCGTTGGGCGTGATGGTAGCACAGCTATATGGGAAAGTCCACCTATTTTGATTCAGGTAGACACTTAGTGCGCCCAGAATCGGGGCAATGGGTATACCCCCAAAGGAACCCCGCCCGGCCAAAAAATTTCGCTAAAGGATGCGATCCGAACAAAAAAGAGCGCGACTCGATCGAGTCGCGCTCAGTGATTCGCTTTCGCTTATGTGATTCGTTTGGTGATTCGTTATGCGATTCGTTTACGTTAATGCGATGGCATGGCCATGGGTAGGGCATGGCCATGCCATGGCTAGGCTATGCCATAGCGCCACGATAGGTCTGGCAACGGGTCACGCGCAGGGCTTGGCGGCCAGCGAAGGCAAGGGAGTCGCGCCATGCGCCTAGTTCCGCCTCAGTCAGGGCATAGCGTGCCGCCGCGTCCGCCAGCGTGATTGCGCCCGCGTCGATAGCGGCGACAATGGCAATCTTGCGCTTAGGCGTGAAACGCGCGTTTGAGGCGGGAAGGGCGTTCAAAAGGGTTTCGATGTTGTTCATTGCCTGTCTCCATTTGGTTAGTGATTCGTTTATCTATTATTCCACCGATTCGGTCAAGCACATTATCCTTAATATCTCATGCCATTTCGTTAACCATATCTGTTAGGGTTAATATCCATGGCTTTGCTGTTAACCCTAACGCCTAGCAGGCACGGGCAGGGAAGGCCGCTAGGGCAGGCAGGGGCACGGGCAGGGAAGGCCGCTAGGGCAGGCAGGGGCACGGGCAGGGAAGGCCGCTAGGGCAGGCAGGGGCACGGGCAGGGAAGGCCGCTAGGGCAGGCAGGGGCACGGG